CTACGATAACCGCGCATTCAACATGGCTATCTGTTCGTCGTTCATGTCATCAATCCACATACCGTAAATTTCATACACCATCTGCGCAGTTTCATGCCCCATTTGGCTGGCTATAAATGCCGGGTTCGCTCCTGCCGTCAACAGCCAGCAGGCAAAAGTATGCCGCGTATGGTACGGATTACGACGGCGAATACCAGCACGTTTTACTGCTGCATTCCACCTTGCCCCCAAACTGCTTACCGAGTAATAAGGTTTTTGTTTTCCGTTACACACCCTGGGCATGAAAACAAAATGCAGTTTTTGCTTTTCGGTTCTGCCGTACTCCCGATGGTAAAAGGTGATTTCGCTTTTGCGATGATGCCCGGTCAGTTTGTATTGCTCCTTCAGTGCTTCAAGAGCAGGCTGCAGTAGTGTTACTGTCCGGATCCCGGCATTTGTTTTTGGGGGACCGAACATATCAAGTATCGTCAGGTTTCTTCTGACATTCACTATTCCCTTTTCGAGATCCACATCCTCCCACGCCAGAGCTGCCAGTTCCCCGTGACGAAGTCCTGAGTAAACGGCAAATTTCCACAAGTTCTGGCTCTGTCCTTTTTCACTTTCCATTAATGCATTGAATTCTGTTTTAGATAACGGATCAGGCTTTATTCTGTTTCGCTGTAATTTTTTTACTCCTTCAAATGGTTTGGTTGATATAAATCCCGACTGATACGCAAAACGCAACAGCGAACAGAGCAGGGCGATATAGTTATCAACTGTGCGCACGGTTCTTCCTTTTTTGTTGGATCTTGGATTATCCAGGTAAAGCGTTTCTCCATGCAGCAGTTCATTCCGGTAGTTTAAGATATCGCTATAACGAATATGTGATATCGGGGTACTTTCACAAATTATTATTCTGAGTGTTTTTAATTGTGATTTTGTTTTCTTCATTGTGTTTGTTGTTAACTCTGTCTCTTTAATTTTTGTCCAGATATCACAAAGCTCTCCGAACGTTTTTATGACTCTCGTTGTCACCATTTTTGCCCCAGTGCTGGACTGGGGAAAACGTCTTAAATACTCAAATTCACCGGAGTTTATTTCATGAACTATCAGCGCTCTTAAATTTCCGGCCTTTTTAATATTACTGTTTGTAATCTCCCAGCCTTTTAATGTTTCCCGACATCGTTTTCCTCGAAACATGAACCAGATGCGAATGTATCTACCTCTAATCTCGACACCTGTTGGTAATTTAGACATATCATGAGTCTTTGATAAACTGATTTATCTTTGGATAGTTGTACCAGATAATCCCTCGTTTGCTGTCTGGCTTACCTAAAGGAGATACTCGTTTGAAGTGGAAGCCCTCCACCCAACAGTTCTGGCGGTATGCTTCAATTTGTCTGGCCCCCAGACCAGTGCGAAGCATCAGGCCGTATTCAACCATCCACTCTTCATTAAAGATTACTTGTGCCATCGCATCACCTCTGGCAGGCGCCAATGTTAGACTGAAATTGACGCCCGATGTTGATTATTAATAATCAGCTATGAAGTTTTAATTTGAATACAATGCAATTCTCGAGGACTGAAGTTTCTCGCAATTAAAATTTATCAGTTTTACTTTCTGCTCTCTGGAAACGCCTGCTTCTTTTTTACCTGAGAGCATTTTTTCGCATTCTGATTTCGTTAGTTTAGATTTTGAATATCTTGTCCAGTTAGTAGGAGTGCCACCTTCCTTTTCAATAGTGGCGGTAATTTTATACATGAACACCTCCATTATTATTTCCAGTGGTTCGTTTATTCCATCTTTCGAGTGCTTCTTTTTCACTTCCACCATAACCGGTTCGGGATTCGCATCCGTTACACTTCGCTCGGTAATATCCTGAAATGGCTTTCACCGTTACTGATGGACAACCACAAAATGGACATGGTTTAACATTGTCATATCTCATAATTTTTCTCATAAAAAATATTTCAAGTTGGCGGTGCATTACACCGCCAGGCTGAATTATTCCTCTGAATTATCGATTACACTGTATTCCCCGGTTAATACAGAGGAATCTGCAGGATCGATTGTCAGTGGTTCCTTTTCATCCATTGATACTGCACGCTGGATCTCAATTGATACGGGCAGATATTTGAACAGGCGACGAATAGCCGTTTTCTTTGCCATTTCTTCCCAGTGAGTTACCCACGGCCCGTTATTACCAGCTTTACTCAGGCTGCGCACCAGCTCAATCTGTTTGCGCGTCATAACTTCAAACTGAGTACCTCCGTCTTTCAGTCTTGCGACAGCATAGACGTGGGTAACCGGGGCATCTTCGTTTTCTCCCGGGCGGTGTATTAACTTTTCATCAAGGCCAAATTCGAAGCTAAACTCGTCACCTTCACGGACAACACGGGCTGACAGGCTGGCGATTTGACCAGAACGGCGAGCCAGATCAATCATGCCGCGATAGCCAATGATTAGCTGAACGTTCTTTTTACCGCTCTTTTCGTTTTTATTACCAAAAGGCAGTAAATATGCATGACCGAGGGCGCTACCTGGCTCAAGTCCGAGCTGTGAACACTGTACGATGGCACCGATAAAACTCGTCGAGTCACAGTTTCTTAGTTCCGGTACTTTACGGATTTCTGTTGTAGCAATGCGGATCATGCGTTCCGCTGTCATGTGACGTGGCAGAGCTGCTGCCAGTTGCGCTTTCATTGCCGGGCTGTTAATCACGCACAGCACATCCTTATCGTTAACTGCTGCTGGTGCACGGTTTCCCTGAGTTTTTTGCAGATCGGCTTTTGCGATAGGTGGTTGCTTAATCATTTGCATACTCCTTAGCCCAGCGGGGCAGTGATAACGTCTTAATAGCTGGCCATTCATCGGTATTTAGGCAGTCAGCCAGGGTCCGCAGATTGCGGTGATATTCCTGCTGGCCTGCCAGTTTTGCTTCTTCGCCCATCATGAAAATCTCAACCGGATAACGTCCGCATTCAACAGTTGTGCTGGCAACCAGAAAAACGAAAGTTGGCTGCACGCCAAACTGTGCTTCATAACCGTCACTGTAGAATGCATCCTGAACGTGATAGCGGTAGTCGTAATAAGCCGTTTTGAATCGTTGAATATCCGCTGTGGTTTTCACGTCCATGATCCAGTGAAATTCAGGAATAATTTTGTCCGGACGGCACCGACACAAAATTCCTGTTTCCGGATCTTCCCAGTAAATTGATGATTCAGCGTGTCCGGCGCTTTCAACAAGCCATTGCCCCAGCGGCAAAGCCATAACGCTTTGATACATGAGTTCAATTTTCCGGCCTTCTTCCGCAGTGATAACCGTTTTTCCTGTGCTTGCGCATTCCATCAGAAACGCTTTCTCTTCTTCTTTTCCGGCGTTTGTACGGCGGTTAAATTCAGGTGCTACGATAAAGCGGTTACTGAATTCTTCCGGTTCAAGTACCCGGCAGTGGAAAGCGGTTCCTAAATCGAGCGTTTTTGTCTTTGTAGTGTCCACGGGAGCATCTTTACGCCACAAATACAGTGCCGGAGTATCAGCAATGTCATCGAGCTGAGACTTACTGACACCGGGACCTGCGTGGTAATTCTCATTCGAAATTCCGTAATAAATACCTGGCTCTATGTCTTCTACGATTACGGGATCTGCGACTTCGCCAGTTTCATCACTGCAATCGCGATGCGGATCGCTGCCAGCATTCTCATTGTGCGGATGTTCAGCGCCTTCCATTTCCTCCAGACCTTTTTCCTGATATTCATTCTGATTTTCTTCATTAAAGGTTTTCTGATACGTTGCGTCGCCCATTACCGCGCCACAGTCAGGACAGTTGCCGCCGCCAGCCTTACCGCAGGCGGTGCAAACTTTCTCCGTTTCCTGTTGTTGCACTACTGGCTCAGGCTGTTTCGTTTCTGGCTCGTTTTGTTGCGTATTTGGGTCGTTCTGTTCCGTTTCTGGCTGATTCTGGTATATAGAGTCGCGGGTCTGGATCCCCTTAACCCATTTCGGATCATTCGGGTCGCTAATCCCTTCAACAAATTCTCCGCGAGAGGCAGCCAGTAATTTGTCTGCATCGACAGGATTTTGGGGCGGAATGTTTTTCCGGGCTTCATGGAGTTCTGCCCGCAGTTTCTGATATTTCGCATCAACAGAATTTACCTGTGACTGAGCATCCAGCGGCTGCGTGTCCTGATGATGTTCAGTTGCATCCGGTTCCACTGTTTCAGCCGTTGCCTGTTCATCTGCCATTGCGCAAGATGGTTGCAGTTTTTCTTCATCATCCTGTTTTTCTTCTTCTGTTACACGCTGCGGCATCGGGGCAGAGGAACGACCGCAGGCAATATCCACGATTTCTGGATCAGGGTTGGCATGATCAGTTTCAGTCAGTACTTTGTTCAGATATTCAGTGACGTGTGCGGGGATAACCTCGATCCCAATTGGTGCTTCTTTTACGGACGCAACCACGATGGCGCGGGAATAATCCAGCCCGCCAGGCATGGTGATGAATTTGTCGCGGAAAACAGAAAAGGGTGGTTTATTTTCAGCGATAATTTCCTCGACACGTTTAGCGTGTGCCGGATGAAGGTTATAAATGTCCACGTCCATTGAACGAGCCAGTACGCCAGTGGCTACGTCGCGCGCCAGTGACGTCAGATCGTGAACGAAACCTTCGCCGCGATCGGTGAGGTTCCCGCCGCCAGCATTAGCGCCGGAAGCCGTACGCGTGATGCGTGAAACACGATTTCCTTTTCGCCATTCTTTTGTCAGAAGACCGCGATCAATGTGTTCGGTATCCAGCCAGGCTGAAATGAAATTCTTAAATTCATAGGGCTGATGTTTTTTCGTGATAGAGAACACTGCCTTAATTGCATCAGTCAGGCGGAGCAGGGCGGCATTATCCAGAGTTGTCGGTTCTGCCATGCTGCGTATGGCCAACAGCAGATTCTGGACATAGCTGTTTTCCTGATCCATCTCAAGAGCAGTAATGTGTTTGCGTTGTTCACGGGTGGCATGATGCAGGTATTTCCGATCCCCGGCTGCATACGTAAAAATGTGCAGAAGACGCTGTGTGAACCGCAAAGTGGCTACAGAGACTTCGCAATCCTGGCAATCCTCGTGGGCGTCTGCCTGCGCGTTTTCTTCCTGGCCTCCCGCCAGTTCTTTGGTTTCTTGAGCATTATCCTGGTGGTGAACGTCGTCTGGCGCTGCTCCCGGTTTTAGTTCCCAGGTCATGGAGTCTTTGCTGAGTTGATAGCGTTCACTCCAGGTAAAATCGATCTCACCTTCAGGGGGAAGGTCATTAACGACAGGAAAATTCGTGGCAACAGGTTTAAAATAGCTGCTCAGTTTTTTACCTGACTTAACGAGCAGGTAGTCCAGAGTGGCACAGGTCGATTCAAAATCGTCGCTTGCCCACAGGACGACGTCAGGTTCACCGGATGATTTTTTCGCTTTCCGTAACAGGAAGAGTGGTTTTGTGCTCATTGTTTTTTAACCTCAACTCAGATTAAAATTCGTTTTGTTCAGTGAATGATCTTGCCGGATACACACTGTTCATAGCCTGCGTATGGCGCAGGCTATTTCTTTCAGATTTCACCGCCTAATTTCATTGCAATCAGAGTTGCCAGAAATTCGGCTTTTTTTTCTGCGGGCAGATTCTTTCCTATGTGCACCAGACACATTTTTTTTAACACCATCGTTAAGTGTTTTAACGTTGCCTGATGGACCGTCGATATCAACCACAGTGAATGGGGTTTCTTTATTTTCTGTCTTAATCACGTAGCCAATACGCTTTCCTTCCAGGGTAACTTCGTGAACAATGTCATCAGTAGTAACAACAGTGGCTTCATAACTGGTAATCATGTTTTTCTCCTTAATTAAGGTTGAGCGAATCCCTGCCATTGCTGGCATAAATTCAGTTTCGGATAGTCAGTTAATTAAAGTTCGTGTGCCATCTGGTCTTTTTCGGCACAGATTTCACTACAATATTTTTTCATTTCCGTCGTTGGTATAACTCCACGCATGAAATGAAGTGGTCTTGTAATGATTTTGCTTTCTTCAATTTCTTTATTGCAAAGGTGATAAGCACATTTTATTTTCTTAGTCATTACCATGACTCCGCCTTTACAGGTAAACCATCACGACCGAGGAAGACTCTAATCATGCAGTCAGAAATGCATGTTTTTGTAGTCAGGCTACGAATATAAAGTTTTCGCTTTTTAATATTGTTTGCCGAGGCGATATATGTCCGACCTTCATGAAGAACATAATCGCCAGGAGTCACACACTGACGTGGTATTTCATCAGTTCCGAAGTGATGAGCAATCATAATTATCTCCATTTTTACAAATGAATTTTGTCGATGCGGTGCCTGGTGCCTCCAGGTGACGTTAACCAGTTAACAATTAACGCCGGATAATCCACCCATAACACTGATGCTTTTAACTGTGCCGCGTGCGCTTAGCCGCATTCACCGCATCACAAAATTCACTTTAAAAAGGGGCGGCAGGGCAGCCACGGAGTAGAACTGATGCCGCCAAAGACTACACATAGCAATGTCGTTATTTACAACCGGAGGCGCACTCCCACCATTTAAATTTAACAGACAAGACCGACTCTTTATGGATACCGGAAATGCGCCTTCGTGTTGTGCCCGGTTTTATTTCACCACCTCCGGGCTTTGGTGGCCTCGGCTATACCCCTACAGCAAGAATATTGAATTAATCCAATAAATGGTTTAGCTGGTATTTTTGGCAAGCCAGCGACGTGCGCCAGCTTCGGTTTTAAACGATTTGCTTTTGGTATACGTCATGGCGGTGAATGTGCCGTCCTGATTGGGAAACACGCCACATACCAGAGATTCGTTGTTGCCAAGATCGATAGTATCCATGTTGACCTCATTTCCCCTTAACGCCGGGTGGCGGAACGTTTTATCTACTGCGCTTTGTATCAATCAACAACTGCCGTCATGTTCGTATGCCTCAGGCTGGCTACTTAGCCCTGTTCAGTGGCTGGATAACTCGAGGTATTGTCCTGCCGTTCTCTGGTGGGGCGTTGTTTGGATATGCTTATTAAACACAATGCGTTTTCTTGTATCAACACGAAATGTGTTTTGTGGTGGGTGTCATATGATGATGGTACAAAAAAAGCCCGCTGATAGCGGGCTGATTGGCATATTACTGTGATAGCAAGATCATTACTCCGGTGGGGGATTATCTTTAAGCCTGCCTCTCAAATATTTTTCTACATACTCATCGATTTCTTTTAGCCGGACTTCAAATAGCTCAATCATTCGTTGTTGTTCTGAGCCCGGTAGCTGGTTAAACAACTCAAGAAGTTTTCGTTGGGATTCATTTAACCACAATTCAGAAGATTCCTGTTCTCCAAAGAGGAGCTCAGGAGGAGATATGCCAAGTGCCTTTCCCAATACGACAGCGTCATGCACTCCAACATTTCTGCTACCCGCCTCATAGTTACCTATACGCGATTGCGTCCATCCGCAGATTTCAGCAAGTTTTCCTTGAGATAAACCAAGCTTCTGCCTGCGCTCTTTAAGACGCATTGCAATTTTGTCATTGAGCCTACTAGCGGCAATTTTTTCGTTTTCTTTTTCCATTGCATCCTTGTATCACGAATCGTGATTTACACAAAACACAAAACATCTTGACCGTATAACACAAGATGTGTTTAAAATTGTCATCGGAGGTTTTCAATGAACAAAATTTCAACATATCGAAAACAGCTTGGGCTGTCTCAAAGACAACTTGCTGTTCAGTTAGGGTGGATACAAAGCCGACTGGCAAATTACGAAGCAAATTTTCGTACCCCTGGACTAGAGGAGTGCAGAAAAATTGTTTCTACCCTTAATCGGCTTGGCGCTCATTGTGGACTTGACGATGTATTCCCCCCAGACGGTAAGCATAGCGAAAACAGCATAGGAGCGGTTGATTCATGAAAATCAGGCATGAGCACATCGAATCAGTGTTGTTAGCCCTGGCAGCCGAAAAAGGGCAGGCGTGGGTCGCTAACGCAATTACTGAAGAATATCTGCGCCAGGGGGGCGGCGAATTGCCCCTTGTACCAGGCAAGGACTGGAACAATCAGCAGAATATCTATCACCGTTGGTTGAAAGGTGAAACGAAAGCGCAAAGGGAAAAAATTCAGAAACTGATCCCTGCGGTTCTGGCAATTCTTCCGCGCGAGCTGCGTCACCGACTCTGCATCTTCGATACCTTGGAACGCCGTGCATTACTGGCGGCGCAGGAAGCGTTGAGTACGGCAATTGATGCGCATGATGATGCAGTCCAGGCCGTTTACCGGAAAGCACATTTCAGCGGTGGTGGGTCGCCCGGCGATTCTGTCGTAGTGCATTGATTGAAATTAATCGTGCCGGATTGTTTTGTTCGGTATCAGTTAAATGTAACGCTGCGAGCGTTACAAGGTGAAAACAAATGGCTTCAAACTGGATAAAGCTCGAGGTTATTACGCCGGATAAGCCGGAAATATTCAGGCTTGCTGAGATTCTGAATATTGATCCAGATGCCGCATTAGGGAAGGTTATTCGCTTCTGGGCATGGGCGGATCAACAAATGATAGACGGTAATGCAGATTGTAACGCTCGCGGCGTTACAAAAAGTGCAATAGATCGCATCACTTTTATGGCTGGTTTTGCTGATGCGTTAATTCAGGTTGGATGGCTGGTCGAAAATGACGGTGGGCTTTCTCTACCTAACTTTGAACGTCATAACGGAAAAAGCTCTAAAAAACGGGCGGTTACAAACGAGCGAGTTACAAAAATACGCGAACTGAAACGAAAAGGTAACGCTGGCAGCGTTACACAAACGGATCAAAAAGCGTTACCAGAGGAAGAGGAAGAGGAAGATATAAATACTGATCTCCCCCTAAATCCCCCTCGCCAAAAACGAGCGTCTAAAAAATTCGAGCCGGAGGCTATCGAGCTGCCTGACTGGTTGCCGGAAACACTCTGGCATGAGTGGGTTCAGTTCAGGCAGGCATTGCGAAAACCGATTCGAACGGAGCAGGGCGCTAACGGGGCGATACGGGAACTGGAAAAATTCCGTCAGCAGGGTTTTACACCTGAGCAGGTGATTCGACACAGCATTGCCAATGAATACCAGGGCTTGTTCGCACCGAAAGGTGTTCGGCCTGAGACGTTGCTCCGACAGGTTAACACCGTCTCGTTGCCGGACAGTGCGATCCCGCCAGGCTTCAGGGGGTAACAGGCCATGAAAAATATTGCGACAGGAGGCGTTCTGGAGCGTATCCGCAGACTGACCCCACCACATGTAACCGCCCCATTCAGAACGGTTGCGGAGTGGCGCGAGTGGCAACTTGCTGAAGGCCAGAAACGTAGCGAGGAGATCAACCGCCTGAATCGTCAGTTGCGGGTGGAAAAAATTCTGAATCGCTCAGGCATCCAGCCGTTGCACCGTAAATGCTCGTTTGCGAATTACCAGGTGCAGAACGACGGCCAGCGATACGCGTTAAGCCAGGCGAAATCCATCGCCGATGAACTGATGACCGGGTGTACAAATTTTGCGTTCAGCGGAAAACCTGGTACCGGGAAGAATCACTTAGCGGCAGCTATCGGGAATCGCCTGTTGAAAGACGGTCAGACAGTGATTGTGGTTACCGTGGCTGATGTTATGAGCGCCCTGCACGCCAGCTATGACGACGGGCAGTCAGGCGAAAAATTTTTGCGTGAACTGTGCGAAGTGGACCTCCTGGTTCTTGACGAAATTGGCATCCAGCGTGAGACGAAAAACGAGCAGGTGGTACTGCACCAGATTGTTGACCGCCGGACGGCATCACTGCGCAGTGTCGGGATGCTGACAAACCTGAATCATGCCGCAATGAGCACGCTTCTTGGTGAGAGGATTATGGACCGGATGACCATGAACGGTGGTCGTTGGGTGAATTTTAACTGGGAGAGCTGGCGGTCAAACGTTGGACGTCAGGGTATGTGAGAATTTTTAACGAGGTGAATTTTCGATGGAAACCGTATTACATGCACTGAAAGCGATGGGAAAAGCCAATTCTGTTGAACTGGCGGCACGAATTGATATCAGCCGTGAAGAAGTTCTCAACGAACTGTGGGAGCTCAAAAAAAATGGCGTTGTTGATAAAACGGGTCACACCTGGTTTCTGGCTGTCGAAGGTGAATCCCGGGTAACCGAAGAGCGGCCAGTAAAATCTGAAACACAGGATATGCTGACCGAAGAGGTCGCTCCAAAAGTTAGCGCTAACATGATGATTGAGTTTATCGCTCAGGAGGGGGCTAAAACCTGTGAGGAACTGGCGGGTAAGTTCGGTGTCAGTACTCGCAAGGTTGCTTCCACGCTGGCGGTGGTAACCGCA